CCTATTGTATCCATAATCTTATCTTCGTCTGGTTTCAAACCCCAATTACCTCTACCAGATATTACTACTTGTTTTGTAGTATCGTTTTTAAAGTAAACTGTTAAATTACCTGCACCTAATATTTCATACTGCATATTTGCAATTGAAACTTTTGGTTCACTACTTGCATTATTACTATTGACAACATCAACTAATTTTTGTTGAAACTCACCACCAACACCATTTGCATTGGTAATTATCTTAAAGTTATCATCAACTAACTTTGTAGTCGTTATTGTCATTTTAATTAACTTCTTGGTGAACCAACAGCACTAGCATGACCATCTGCTATTGTGATAGTATCAGTAGTACCTTTTTCAATTATAATAGAATCGCCAGCAGAGTGTAGATATATGTTACCTAATGTTGTTCCGCCAGATTCTTTTACTATAACTGTTTGCGTATTAGCTGTTGCTACACAATGAACAAAATGAGCAAGACCAATGTTATTAGCACTAGGGTTATTAATAAACTCCCCTTTTACTATTACTGTATTTGCCATTTTACTCTCCTAATTGTTCTTCTATTTCTCTATCAAAATAATCATCAAATAATTTAGTATTAATATTATATTTTTCAGCAACCTTATCTACGGCGCCTTCAAAACTTTTTATTATATCATCTGTACTTTCTTTTATACTCTCAAAGATTTCTCTTACGGCGTCCTTCATTTTAGGACTTAGAGATTTAAAAGAATCCGAGTCGATATATAAATCTTTTTCAACAATATTACTTAGCTTCAGTTTCGTCATTCTGCGTTAAGTCCATCTCTGCTTTACCATCATTACTTTGGTCTGCTGTAGTTTGTACTTGTCCGTCTTGTGTAAAAGTACCTACATCTGCAACTTCTGGTTTAGGGTCGCTATGAGGTTGTGCCTCTACTTCGCCTGATTCTTTTTGATTAAAAAGACTCGCTGACAACTCTTTTCGTCTTGCGTCTAAAGCGTCACCCATTTTATCTCTTAATGCACTTTTAAATGCCTCACCTGCGTCTGCATTTTTGCCTACTTCTAAATTGTCTATAAAATTTTTAACATTTTCTGACATTTTTTATCTCCTAAATTGTATCTGAAACATCACTTGTAGGAGCAGATATAATACCGTCATCAATCTCTTTCTTGATTTGATTATCAATATCTTCTATCTCTCTCTCGTTTTGTTTCAAGATGTTTTTTCTCACATAACTTACTGAATAAAACTTACCAATGTAATCACGCATTTCATTTGCCAACTGTAATCGCTCTCTCATTAGCTCGGTGTTTTTTAATTCAGCGAAATGGCCGTCTTGTAAGAAGTCGTATGTAATACTATCTCTTACACCTTGCCAATCTTCTTCATTAATAATACCTTTTAAAACTAATTGTGTTCTAAGTATATCATTAAATAATTCTGTAAATTTCTTTCTTAATCTTTGTACAAACTTAGTAAATTTAAGTTCATCTCTAGTAATTTCACTAGCACGACCTAAATTAAAACCAGAGTTAGACTCTAATCTACTAACTGGTACATTTAAACTTCGATATAACTTACTTCTAAAGTATTCTATATCGGCAATTTCTCCAAGATTTTGACCGCCAGGCAGAGTTGAAATATCAGTACCTCTTCCACCCTCTCTACTTGGTAACCAAAAGTCTTCCAACATTGACATATAGTTTCTGTCATCTCTGATTTCTCCTGTTGAGGCGTCATAGACAAGTTTGTTTCTGTATCTTGCCATAACATCTCGCAAATATTGTTCTGCTTTTTGTTTTGGTAGATTACCTACATCAATTTTAAATATTCTTCTTTCTGGTGCCCTTGCAATTCTGTAAATAACAGTTGCGTCTTCAATCATTCTTAACTGATTGACAGGCTTAATTGCTTTGTGCATATAAGATAGGACCATATTTTTAGTTTGGTCAACTAATCCTGATGGACAATAAGCAATTGTATCAGGTGCTATTTTAATACCACCAGATGTTGAGTTCATTACACCTTTTTCATTAAACAAATAGTATTCAACAAACTCATCAACTACTGTTAGCATATTAGGACCTGTTGCACCTTCAGGTCTTTTCTTTCTAACTTCTCTAATTCTTTTAATTTTTCTAGGGTCTAAGTATTTTAATTCTGTAATACCCTTATTAGTAGAGTTTCTATCTATTACTTTTTGATAAAATATTCTACCATCAACATACCATCTTCTAAAGATGTCATGCCCTTTAGTGTTAAACTGCATAAGTCTTAACACTTCTTTAAACTCGTTTTCTATTTTTCGTCTTACATCTTTACCATAAGGTAAATTATCTACATTTACTCTTACAGCTTCTTTATTTTCATTCGCCACGATTGCTTCATTAACAATATCCTCTACTGCTAAATCACACTCGGGGTGTAATGCTATTTCTCTATATCTTCGGATTAAATCTGCTTCAGTTTTGGCAGTACCTTCCATGTCAAGATACTGACCAAAATAGCCGCCAGCGGCGATGGTTTGTGTACCATCATCCGCTGGTGCTACTGTAAAGCTTTGTTTTGGGTCCGACTGCTTTTTTAATCGTGTAATCGAAAATCCAAATAATTCAGCCATAATATTTTCCTCTTTTTATTCAGTAATATTTATCTACTTAAAATTAAGTAGTTGTATTACTTTCAAAGTATTGATAAGCAAATGTTGTTTGAAATTCTTCCAAAACATCATTTGTTTCATAGTTCAATTCAATAGAGCCAACGCTAACAGGATATAAACCTCTTAAAGTATAAGATTTAATTGTGCTACCGTTTCTATCTAAATGGTCAACAAAAGCGTCAACTTGATAATCAACTGGATTTGTTAATCCTTCGTTATCAGTCATATTGTTGATACCATTTTGCCATCTTTCAAAAGCATTTCTCAATTTAAAATCTGTATCGTTTATTACAGTTACATTCCAATCTTCGAAAGTTCTGTCGCCTGCGATTTTAATTTGTCTGCCTCTAAAAGGGACATTGATATTACCGACTGTCATTGCCGGTATTACTGTTGCTCTACATAAAAAAGCTAAGTCTTCTATTTCTCCACCAACTTGTGCGTAACCAGGAAAAGGCATTGTTACCTTAAACTGATTTGGTCTAGCGCCACCGCCTGCAAGTTTAGCTTTGAAGTCATTAATGTTTGCCATTTTTTTTCTCCTCTACTGATTAACCTGCAACTTCGTCAAAACTGACGCCAGTTCTAGTTGCTATAAATGATAATGTTATGAAGTTAATGCTTCTAGCAGGTTTAATAAAAATCTCTGCTTTGAATTCATTTCTATCAATAACATCACCTGTATTGTTTGTTTCATCACAGACTACTAAGAAATCTGTAATACCTCTACGACCTTGTACTTCTCTTAAAAAAGGTTCTACAATGTTTCTAAAGTTAGCTCTTGTAAACTCATCATTGAATTCAAAGAGTTGGAATTTAGAAGCAGTTGATATTGCCTTTTCTAAAGTGATAAACAGTCTTCTTACATTTATTCTATCAAAAGCACTTGGACTTGCAAGACCAGTTTTATCGCCAAATAATACAGTACCTTGACCTGGGAAGGTTGATACTGGATTAATTCTTTTTGGATATAACTCATCTCTTTGTGTTTTTGTAGGATTAAAAGCAAGTTTAACAGCGCCTCTTACTACACCTCTATTGAAACCTGCTGGTGAAAACCAACTGTCTGCAATAAGGTCAGTTCTAGCCGCTAGTCCTGCCATGTCACCGTTTAGTGGTACAAATCTGTAAACATCATTGTATCTGTCGTACATATATTTGTAACCTGAATCAAAGAACACATATGAAGAAGATGAAATTGTACTAAAGAAGTCAATTACATTATCTTTTTGTGTATTTGAGTTAGTTACATTAACTACATCTGCTCTTTCAGGTGAAGCAAAGACAACACAGTCTTTTCTCGCCTCTGCAATTGTAATTAAGTTTTCAACATGAGTAGCATCACATTTTCCAGATATAATTAAACCTACATCAACTGTTTCACTATCAGCAAACTTATCGTATGCGTCTTTTAGTTGACCAGTTGTTACTGCTGAACCATCAGAACCGCCTGATAAAGATTCAAGAGTAGGGTCATTTACTGCTGTAAATGTTGTACCAGATGAAGCATTACCCCAGTTTGAACCTGAAGCATGATGTTTTGTCCAATAAATGTGCTCTGATTTATTATAGATTACATTTGGATAGTAGTTATCATCTCCTTGTGGAGTTTTTGCGTCTGAAGCTTTAGA